CTAAAAAAGCATGGGCATATAACACTATGGCTGATATAGTAGTAGAAACTGGTATAGCTTGGTGGATGGTGTTATGATTTATGAAATAAATATAGATTGGCAGACTGATACAAGTTATGATATTAAAATTATTTATGAGACTATAAGTGAATGAAAAGCCAGATACAGCCAGAAGTTATCGTACTGCTATTCTTGATGATAATGCCATTGTTAGCATTAATCTTAAATGGTTGGGTCAAATTTGTGTTCTCATCGGAATCTTGGTTTACGGCTATTGGCAGATTGAGACAAGAATTAAAAATCTTGAAGATAGTATTATTGTTGCGAATGAACAAATTGGGGATCTACTTAGCAAACATATCTTGGAAGAAAGGATTGAGCGAGAAGAGTTGGCAGAGAAAGTAGCTTTTTATGAAAAAGAATTTAATATTAATCCATTAAGTTGGGGTAAAAAACGAGGTAAGAAATAGTGGATTTTATGGCAATATATGGCGAAGCTGGAATGATAGGCGTAGTGGGTGCTATGTTTGTTTATTTAGTGATTTCATTATCTAATAAAAGTGCTAGACAGCAAGAGCAATTAGAAAGTTTAAAAGTAGAAAACAAAGGCCAGTCGGAAACATTGCAAAATATGGAAGGAATGATCATAAAATTAATAAATAGATGGAATGCATCAGATGACAAACTAGATCGTAAATTTGATGCATTAACTAAAGAAATCAATGACTTAGACAATCAAGTGTCTCGTATAGATGGTAGTTTAAGTCGTATTAATGGGAAAAATTAATGGATAGTTTAAAAGTAACTGGATTAAGCACAAGTTTAGGAGTTGTATATTGGACAGACTTATTGTCTGGTGTTCTTATGTGCATAATGTTTGCAGTGCAAATTTATTATTTGTATTTAAAAACCAAAAAGATAAAGGAAAATTAAATGGACATTAAATCAATGTTAGTAAAAGTTGCTGAAGAGCAAGCAGATAAAATGAAAGAACAAGCTGTTGGTTACACACAGTCTGAAGAGTTTGCAGATAAAATGGCGCAGTTAATGAATGACAAGATTAACATCCCATTTGTCAAAGAAGAAAAAGAAGGCGAGCTATTTAAAGAGTTTGCTGAAGTGGTCCAAGATTTAATTGCAGGTATCTTTAAAAAGTAATGGCTGTACCTGCACGAGTTAAGGCAACCATGCGCAGATTAGGACTGCGCGGAGTGAATAAGCCAAAGCGAACTCCAAGTCACAAGACAAAGTCTCATGTAGTGATGGCCAGATCTGGTGATAGATATAAGTTAATTCGTTTTGGTCAGCAAGGAGCAAGAACCGCTGGTAAGCCACGCAAAGGCGAGTCTGCACGCATGAAAGCAAAGCGCAGGTCATTTAAGGCAAGACACGCAAGAAATATCGCCAAAGGCAAGATGAGTGCAGCTTATTGGGCAAATAAGGTGAAATGGTAATGAAAGTAAAAGGTGTTAGTGTAACAGGATTAAGTAAAAGACAAGTAGCAGCAATGCGCAGACATGCAAGGCATCACACTGCAAAGCATTTACGATCTATGGTAGCAGCAATGCGCAGAGGAGCTACGTTTAGTCAGTCACATACCAGTGCAATGAGGAAGGTGGGTAAATGAGAAAAAAGAAAAGATCTAAATCAAGAGTCAATGAAGCAGGTAACTACACAAAGCCTGCGTTACGTAAAAGAATCTTTAATCGTATCAAAGCAGGTAACAAAGGTGGGCGTCCAGGACAATGGAGTGCTAGGAAGGCGCAGATGTTAGCTTTAGCATATAAGCGCGCAGGTGGTGGATACAGATAATGGCACTAAAGAAGTCACAGAAAAGTTTACGTAAGTGGACCAAACAGAAGTGGGGATATGTCACTAAAGGTGACGAGAAGAAACCGCGCAGGAAGCGTGGTAGGTATTTACCTGAGAGTGTGCGTAAAGGTTTAAGTAAGTCGCAAAAGGCTTATGAGAACAGATTAAAGCGTGCTGCGAGCAAACGAGGTAAGCAACGCGCTAAGTATAGTAAAAGAACAAGAAGCAAAGTAAGGAGCGCAAGATAATGCCGTATCATTATGGACATAGCAAGAAAAAAGGTAAGAAAAAGAAGAAGAAGAAAATGAAGCGTGGGATGAAACGTGGTCGATAAAAAGCAAATGCGCGGCATCATTAACGATGTCCTACAGAAACTAGGTGATAAGTACGCAGATCCTAAAGCCTTAGATCTAGTATATAATACTGGTTTAGTGGAGTCAAAATACGTTTATCTAAAGCAAATCAAAGGTCCTGCTGTTGGTTTTGCACAGATTGAGCCTTGGGTGGGCATTTCGATGATCAAAGACTATTTGCAATATAGAGAATCATTAATGAAAAAGGTAGCGGATGTATGCAAGATAGATTGGAAATATTTTATTGATCCAAATGAAGAGGACTGGCGTTACATTTTAACAGTTAATATTGCTGCGCAAATTGTTTTTTGCAGATTACATTACTGGCGAGTACCTAAGTCACTACCACGAACTTTGGAAGAACAAGCGCAGCAATGGAAGGTATTTTACAATACTGCAAAAGGCGCTGGTACGCCAGAGAAATTTATTGAAATAGTTAAGAAATATGGATGATTCGCAGAAAATAGATCGATTAATTGAAATAATGTTAGAATTAAAAGAATTAGCAATATCACTAGATGATCCACGCAATGATCAAGACACCATTATAGCAACGATGCTTGCACTAATTATCTGCGTAGATATACCAGATGTCACCATTTTACCTAATAATATGAACATAGGAATTGCATTAGCATGAGTTATTTAACCGCATTTTGTAATATAACAACTGATTTACAAGCAATTGTTAGTGATATAGATCGCTATGACCGCAAAAGAGTTTTAATGTCCAATTGGAGCAATCCTAGTAGCAATCTTTATCGGCTAAGTAACACAGGATATATAGAAAATTTATACAAGGATGGAGTAGAAATGACAAAAGTCACTGATACTCCTAACGCAGATAACGAATTTAAATACAGTGAATCAACTGATTCTGTTGATTTCTTTTTAGCATCTAGCTCAGTAGCTGCGCTTAATAGCAGTGTATTTGAAGCTGGTCAGGATTGGGAAGATTTAAAAACACGCGTAGTAAAAGAACAAGCTGACCATATGCGCAGTTTTTTGAATCGCCCTATATACAAGCGTGGTAATTCAAATTATCAAGGCGCAGCAGATAGGCCATATGACTTTATAGTTATTCGATGCAATGCGTTGTTAGCCTGCGCTGATTTAGTGCGCAGTCAAGATTCAGAGAAAGCTGCGGAGCTTGATGAATTGGTTTTAGGTGACGATGGTTTACTTACTAAGTTAAAAAGACGTGATTATGTCATGTGGCATGAAACATCTTTTAGAAGTGAATCTGGTGTAATACGTGAGGTGAGTGTTAATGGATCAACTACTGGATATATCGAAGATATTAAAATGTATGGACCACCTAGCACAGATTATGATGAGGTGCGTGTGGTCATTAGTACAGCAGGTACATTTAGTCCTGGAACTGCATCAACAGTTAAGTATGATGTTTTTACTAAGGATGACACTGGATTACGCAGGCATAAATCAGTAGATGCAGAAGTAATGAATGGTGACTATCAATCACTTGCATATGGTGCGCTTATTCGTTTTCAGGCAGGTGTGTATACCGCAGCAGATGAGTGGTCTATTACATTTCAATCAGATGATGTGCAGATGGGAACTGTGCGCAGTGGACAGATTTATAGATAATGTCATCCATAAAGGTATAAGTGATGGCTATATCGTTTGAAAATGTCATCTTTGATAGAGTTATTGAAAATATAAATGATATTATTGCAAATGAATTTGGAATACAAATATTTTACGATGAACATCAAGGAAATCAAAGTTTTCTTTTGCAGCCTGTTAGTGATGAGATATTAGATACATTATCTAGTGGGCAAATACGAGAAGTGACTATATCGATACAATACGAACTAGATTTAAGTAACAAAATAAATAAAAATTCATTTAAGCAAGTAATGATGGTAACAGAAAGATTAAAAAGATTATTGTTTAATAATAACACATATAGTGTAAGTGGTACGAATCAATTTCGTAATGGCAGTGTGGAAAGTGTTGAATATGAACAAGAAGATGATAAAATCAGAAGCACTACAACATTTTCATGTCAAACATTGGAGTTAGTATGATAGTTAAGGCAAAAAAAGAGTATAAAGATTTACCAGATAATAAGAATTTTATTGCATTAGGAAAAGCAAGTACGCATTTACAATTGTTAGCAGGTATGGAATGTGAAGTGTCAAAATCTTTATTACCTTTATCAAAAGAACTATTAAAAGCATTAGAAACTAAAAAAATTAAAAGTGAGGACAAATAATGGCTAAAAGCGCACTATTTCAAACCAGCCAACAAACCAATGTCATAATAGGCACTGAAGCTACATTTGGCACAAAAGCTGCAACAGGAGCAACAAGAATACACATGCCTGTTACAAGCTATAGTTTTTCTGAGGTTGCTAATCACACATTAGCAGTTGCGCCATTTAGAGCAGGTGCAGGTGGAGCAACACAATCTACAGAAATGGTAAAAGCACAAAGACATGATAGAATGTATGAAATTACTTTGGAGTTTATGGGTTCGCCACAAGCAATTAATAGAGTTTGTTTAGCATTGTTTGGTGATGATGATGGCACAAATGCATTAATTGGTTCAATGCCCACCACAAGTAATATAAGCGGCAGCACCGCAGTTCCAGTTACTATTTATTTTGATAAAGGTAGTGCAAGCGCAGCAGATACTGCAATTTCTTTTAAAAGTTGCATGTGTTCATCGTTTACATTGTCTGGAGACATTGGTGGAAATGGTGGTGTCATTATGGGATCAGCCACATTTGTTACTGGATTTAATCCAGATAAAGCAAATATCTCATTTAGTGGAGGAACTGAAACTACAATTGCTGCGCAATCAAGCTATTTTAATATGCATGATCTTTCTGCAACTACGATTACACCTTCTGGTGGTAGCGCAGAAGATTTAGTTTTATTTTCTTTTGAGTTAAATATTGCAAGAGCAGTAAACAGAGTAGGATTTGATACTGCTGCAAATAGCTTTGTTCCATTAGGATACGTTGTAGGTGGTTATGAAGTTACTGGATCAATGACAGTCAAAAGAGATGCAGAGTCAGATTCTGCCATTACCTACGCAGATACCGCTGAACCAGTTTGTGCAGTAAGCATTACCGATGGAACATTTGCAATAGCAGCACCTAAAGCTATAATTGATCAAGCATCAATTAACTTTGATGAAGATGGATTTAAAAGTGTTATACCATTTAGATGTACTTATGACGCTGCAAATACAAGCAATACTGTAGTTTCAATATCAACAGCATAAAATTTCATCACGATCTCACGCCATTTTCATCGAAGGATGAAATATGAAAGTAAAAACAGATCATGGTACTTTTGAAGTACGTGATATAACGTTTAAAGCTCGTAGAGAGTTACATAAACTAGAAGTCAAAGCAATTACTAAAGAAGGCGAGATTAATACTGAGAAGTTCTTTGATGTATTAGACTGGGTACTAAACTTTGGTTTTAGTGATCCAGAAAAAGACCTTGGCAAGTTAGATGATAATGCTATTGACTCAGTATTGATGTCAGTATACAACGCATATAAAGAGCCAAACCCAAAAAAGTCTTAATGCACCGCGTTGCGGTTTGGATGTCATATAAACAGCAACCAAGCCGCAATCTCCAGTTTCCATACGATGCGCAGTCTCCTACTCTTAAGAAAAAGATTACTTATACAGAAGAGGTATTATGGGAAGAGATAGCAAGGCTAGTAGAAGAAAGCAAAAGTGGAAAATTTACGCTTGGTGCTGCGTTATACTACTCATTAGTGTTTTGTGCTGACTCAACATATTTCTTAACGCCTGAGACTGTTTTTGCGCTTGAAGAGTATATGTCTATGAAGAGGTTTAACTTACCATTAGCAAAAACTATAGATGACGCAGATTATCATCGCTTAGTCATCTTTTCTGCTATAGATGAAGAATTTAACGCACTCCAATCAGAAGATATAAAGAAGCAAAGTAATGGCTGAAAAAAAGTTTATCATTGAGGTTCGCACAAAAGGTTTTGCGCGAGCTAATAGAAATTTTAAGCAATTAAATACAGATGGCAAAAAATATGTAGAAACTACAAAAAGAATGCGTAGATCTACTGCTGGATTAGAAGCGTCTTTAGGCTCTTTAAGAAATAGATTATTAGTAAATGCATTTGCGATTGCTGCTGTTACAAAAGGTTTTCAAGTATTCTTTCGTACTGCTGTACAGTTTGAGGATGTAAAAACAAGATTAGTTGGTCTTACAGGAAGTGTAGAAAATGCTGAGTTTGCATTTCAGAAGTTTAATGCAGTAGCATCTCAAACACCATTTGATTTAGGTGATGTGGTAAATGCAGGTGCGCAGTTACAAGCATTTGGTAGTGTGGCTACAGAAACAATACAGCCTATAACTGATTTAGCTGCATTTATGGGTACAACCGCAACAGAAGCTGCCAATGCTTTTGGTCGTGCCTATGCTGGAGGAGCAGGTGCTGCTGACATTTTACGCGAAAAAGGCGTACTTAACATTATCAAATCTTTTAAAGGAATTGAAGATTTAAGCAAGATAACATTACCAGAATTTAGAGATGCATTAATTGGTGCATTAGAATCTCCTTCCATTGGTATCGCAGGTAGCGCAGAAAGAATGTCAAAAACATTTACTGGTGCTGTAAGTAATATGTTTGATGCGCTGGGTAGATTAAGCGCAACATTAGCAGATCCACTTTTACCTGCATTAACCAATGCAATCAATAAAGTTACTGATTTTTCAAAAGCGGCTAGAAGAGTGACTATGGATATATTCAATATTGTAGATCCTGCAGCGATTAGTAATTTTGATATGTTTGGAAAAAAAGTTTCTATAGTAGAGTTAGAATTAGGCATGATGACCACAAAGCACTTACCTAAACTCAGACAAATGTTACAACAAGCAAAGGAAGAATCTGCAAGGTTTCAAAAATCTCTTGATGATCAAGCAAATGCAGCGCAAAGATCTGGAGATATTTTTTCTGGTGAATACACATTAGCAATAGATACTGGAAGCCAAACACAAGAAAACTTTTTTAATAAATTAAAAGATGGAACATTAACAATAAAAGAGCAAACAGAAGAACATGCAAATCTTACTGGATCTTTTTTAAAAATTGGAGAGGTAGTTGAAGAGCAAACTAATATTCAAGAAACAACAAACAACACGACAAATCGCGCTACAGAATTAGTTAAATTGTATACTGAGAGAATAAAAGAACTTGAATTAGCGCAAAAAAATCAAACAATTGCAACTGCTGAAGCAAACTTTGCAGATGAAAAAAGAGAAACTTTAATAAAAGCTCAAGCAGAATTACAAAAGATGCTTGCTGAAGAAGAAAAGAAAAAACAATCTGCTGCTGAATTTTTTAATGAAGATGATGAACGTAGAAGAACAAACTTAGCTGCGCAAAAAGAATTAAATGATTTACTTGCTGATTCAGAAAAAGAAAGATTAGATATATTATCATCATTTAATTCAATATTTTTTCAAACCGATGAAGCTCAACGCAGGAATATTGAAAGCACGATAGCTTTAATGGAAGCTAATAAAGAATTAATTATTAGTCAAAATGGAATTAGTGAAGCTGATTTTCAATCAGTGATTGCATCATTAGGTGATGAATTACAAGATTTAGGAGAAAAAAATATTGATCTAAATAATATTTTAACTCAAGTAGCTGGATCAATTAATGTAGTATCTTCAGCAATGCGAACATTAGGAAATGAATCAGCTACCACAGGACAAAAAAATGCTGCATTATTAAAAGGACTTGGTGGTTTAATGATGACGTTAGCTCCAGGAACTCCTGTAGCTGGTGTAGGTATGGGTTTGACTGCAATCGGTAGCCTAATAGGCCATACTGGTGGATTAATTGGCAATAGTGGTATCCAACGCTTTGCGACTGGTGGTATGGTCCAAGGTCAAGATAATGTACCTATACTTGCGCAGGCAGGTGAGTTTATCATGCAACGCAGCGCAGTGCAAAACATTGGAGTGCAAAATCTAGCCGATATGAACAGAACTGGTAGCGCAGGTGGTGT